TCCGGGAAGCGTGGGGCGGCAAGGCCAAGACGGTCACACCCAAGGTCAAGACCCCCACACCCAAGGCCAAGTGGTCTAACGCAAATAATAAACAATTCATGGAATTGTTGGCACGGGAAAAGAACGCCCAGAGAAAACTTGCGAATAAGATGAACAAGGCAAGGCCTCTCAAGAATGGACCATTAGACCCAGCTGTTGCGTACGCTCTCAAGACCCCTAAGCCTTCCACAGCTAAGAAGGTTGTTAAAAATTATATGAATAAGTTCGTAAATAAACTATCAAATGATGAACGCAATATGCTCAAAAAGAAGGTCTGTGATTAAAGTGTCTGAGTATTATAAATGTTACTCGTCGTTGTGCTAATCATTCTAAATGTCTACATTCTCTTAGAGATGGGTAAGAAACCCACTGCTGTGGCCATTTCGAATGAAAAATGGGTTGTTTACGGGACCATGGACTGTGGATGGACTCGTAAGCAATTAGATTTTATGAAAAATTCCGGTAAACAATATGAGTTTATCGATTGCGCTAGTGGTGATTGTGCTGGTATGAGTGGTTTTCCAACCATAATTCACCCAGATGGTAAAAAGTCTGTTGGTTATACTGAAGTTTAACGGTCAAGACCGGAGATTACCCTGATGGAAACCGACAGGATGAAAGCATCGAGCATGCTGTTGATAGGCTTGAGCACAGAGATGTGCTTGACAAGCGAGGTGTTCCACACGAGACGAAGGATGAAGGTGCTGATGAGAATAGACAGCGCGAACATGAGAAGCTGATTTACAACATCAGACTTGTTTTCGGACTTGATAAGATTGGCGAACATTTTTACTAGTTACTGACATTTTTTTCTGAGTAAAGTATAAGATGCCCAAGACCAAAAATCTTCCGTTAAGTGGCTCTGAACCAAAATTTACAAATCGTCGTTGGGGTTCAAACAATGGTATACCAAATAACAACTGTTATGCATACGCCGTGGGAGACTATGAAGCGTATCGGTGGCAAAAATCTATACCAGGTGATCGGTCTGGGTTATCCAATGTAAAACATGATTACACCACCTGTAAAGACCTCCCAAAGCGCGTTATTTCCGACAACCCCAAATCTGTATACAAGGTTGATGGAAACAAAAAATGCAAGAAGGGATACTACAAAATCATGATGTTTGTCTCTTCTGGGAGACCTAACAGTTATATCCGACAAGGTGATTTCCATTTCTATAAACAACATGGCGTCATTGAATATAAGGTTAAATCGGGTGATACGATTAAGTCGGTAGCTAAATATTTTAAAGTTCCTGAGTCTAGAATCAAGAAGGCTGGGCCATTCAAAGTTGGAAAACGTGTGATTTTTAATGCTAATGTATTTAGTCATAAACGTGGATGGGCGACGGGCCCACTTTTAGGTGATGCTAATGGTAAGGTAATAAAGGATCCACGTACTGCATCTAGAAAGTATACTCAGTTGAGTTACGATAAGTATTGTTCATCCTTCTGCGTCAAGGATAGCGGAATCAAAGTCGGCAAGGGTTATCCCAAGGTCTGATAAAATACTGTTTAAATCTAGGACGTTATCAGCATCAAACGAAACGTCAAACATATCTAGCACGGATAGCATAGATTCTTCGTTTAATGAGACGACATTTGAAACTTGTGTATAATTATTATGAATCGTAACTTCTACTTTAAATTGAGAAACATCGAATACTCGTCTACAGGTTGGGCAGGTGTTTTTACCTTGGGATTTCCATCTCTCTAGACAGTGGGAATGAAATACATGTCCACAACGAATCGGAGGATTGTTCCTCGTCGACTTGACTTCGTTTAGACATATCGCACATGTCGACATTCTAGAGTATGGTGTTAAAGTTTTTCCTGTGATTTAGCTCAGTTAGTAGATCTTGGAGGCATCTACGAGAGGCTTGTCACATGTGTTGCACTTACCCTTTCCTTGTTCATCTTGAATCTGGGTAAGGAGTTCAGGTCCTTGCTTTTGAAGGAGTTGCCTGTAAGAATAGTTGTCCTCGAAAGGAATGCTATTCTGCTTCATCACGTAATTGTTGAAGAGTTGGGCTGAAGTATTGATAGTGAAACAGCGTCCATCGGCCATACCAAGTCGCTGCGACATCTTAATTACTATAGAGCTAGAAATTAATTTGTCTATTTGTGATAGTTTTTACCCAAGATTTGAATCCCTTATCCTTCAAATGTTTGACAAATGGATCACACCTGTATCCAAGGAAAATATCAAAGACATCAGTGTCCTCTGTTCGTGAAACACGAATATCGGGCTTCTCATTGATGTGTTGGTTAATAATATTGTAAGCAAAAGCAATTTCCTTTAGAGTCTCGGCTCCTGTAATGATGATCTTCCCCGTACTGAAGATACTGCAAGTAATCTCCTTCATCTCATGAGCTGGTTTGAACTTGATTTTTACGGCTGAATAACGATCTGGTTCGAAGGAGACTTTGAAGATGTCATTGTAATTTTCAAACCAATCAGCCACCTTTATGAGATTGATGTTGTAGTTGAGACTGAAGTTTGAATTAATCATAACAACCCGGAAAGAATCAACGGGAACTTTTATTTCCATATTCAGAAAGACCTTGAAGATATGAATAAGCTGTGTAATGATACGCTTGCAATCAAAGAGATCACAGCACCCTGCAACTTGGATAGAGCCATTGGGGAAAACCTTGACAGACTTGGTACTGTAAGAATCGTGATAGGTCAGTGTAACTTGATTGTAGAAAGTGGTAGGTTTAAGTTTCCATTCAAAACCCGATGTGTTTGAACCACATCGTTTCATCTTATATGTACCAATCTCTTCAAAAATTCTTCGGAGACGTTTGATGTTAATATTTTGAACAAAACTAGAAACCATAGTGATAGTTGTGATCTTGATCCACGAGGGTTTCAGATCTTCGGGTAAAGCTTTCTTAAACTCATCAATTGTGAGGAGATAGGAAAATGAGTTATTTGCAATAGTTGAATACATTTGTTCATAAATTAAAGAACACTGGAGTACGACTTAGGTGTTTAAAGAATATATTCTTTATCTGAGTAGATGAGTTCTTTCTTTAAATGTGCAAAAGTTGTACATGATGTTGAATCTGATCTCACTTACGTGGAAATCGTGTATGATTCGTACATTCACGGGAAGGGATATCAGACATTTACCGATTACATGAATACTGAACCCCTAGCAAATTGGCAGGTGTTCGAATCTAAGAAACATACGATTCCGTATCTTAAGTTTTTGGATATCATGGTTTCAAAGACTATAGAGGTTAGACAGAGAATGGGTGAGTTACTACTCGATGATATTCTCATATCTAAACGTGATATCAAAACGTATATCCGTCTTACACATGCTACTAAAATTCTAGATCCCAGCTTCCAGCCACCCATTATAAATATGAAAAGTGCTTGGCAGAGAGATTTTATTATTAAGTTTTGTAAAAAACATTTACATCATTCTATTGATGAATGTGTCAAAATAGATCGTTTAGAGTATTTCTTCAACGTCTTACAATTGATACAACAAGAGCTATGAAAATGGCCATGAGAAAGACGCCAAAGTAGGGAATTCGTTCCTCCTTCGCGACACCAACTTTAACCTTCTCATCTTCGTCGCAATTAAACCCTGTGTCTATGTTCCTTCTAGGATGAATGTTTTTGAACACATTGGTTGGTTTTTCAGCAGTTTCGCATAACGCGTAACTGCAATACACGCTTTCATCCGCACCAATTATACCCTCTCCTGTGGGAGATTTAGAAAAGTTATCAAAATCCCCAGTCTGTCTCACACTTCCTGGAAGGGAAAAGTCATGTTTGACAAACGGGTTGACGTCATTAATAGCATCTTGGTCATTGAGCATAAACTTACTCATAATTACTATTACTTCAGATTATATTTCTTATCATTCATTTTAAATCGATGTTCTTCCCACATTTTATCTAAATCAATGTTGAGCATATGAGCGAGTTGAAAAAGATAACTAAATACATCTCCCATTTCCATCATAACGTCTGTACCCCTATCCTTCTTGAGATTCGTCTTTTTGTACATTTTCTTGTATTGACGAATCGCGGACGCAAGTTCACCAACTTCCTCAGACAGAAGAAGCCAAACTGTGTCTACGGGTGCTCTATCCCACCCCTTTGATTTACATACTCTTTCGGTTTCATTTTTGTAATAGTTAAGACTCATACTTAATTTAGATACACTTCGTAACTTTAATATAGTTAACTCATAACCCAATTTTATTGTTATAAGGAAGCTTTTTCCCGACGGTACTCGTATTAACTGGTTGATCCATAAGAGTCCTAGTTGTGTCTATGTCGCTGACATAAGCGATGTATTGAGAAACACCCGTTTGAATTTGCGACAGCGCCGTCTCTATGACACGAGCGTTCATTGTCTTGACCTGCTTGTTAACTTCCTTATGGTGGTTACCAGAGTTGTTGATGAAAACTACACGCATGATACCATAAAGATCATCTGGATTCTGATAATCAATGGATATACCAGTACGATCCTTAAACGCCTGACGAATCCCACGCTGAAGGATATTTTTATTGAATTCAGAAAAGAATAATCCGTTCAATGGAGTCTCACACTGCTTGACAGAATTCAGATGAAGATTACTCATTTAATATACACCCGGAAAAAAATTATGTGATAATAGTAAATGCTGAACTACTCGGACTTTAACGAGGCTTACGCCAAAGGTCCAAATTCTGTCGACACAATCCCTTGTAATGCTCCCTCCTGTTTCATTGGTTCTTATGCTCCAGTCGCTAAGCCTGGTGAGACTGGTCCCTTCTACGTGAATACCTATCTTCTTCAGCCCGATCGCCGCATGGAAACCCTAGGAACAGCTACCGTCCGAAGTGCTGATTTATCTTTAAGAAAGAAGTAAGTTAAAAATAAAATTAGAATAGAAAGTATATGAGGGTAATTAAACGCTCAGGTCGTGTTGAGGATATGAAATTTGACAATGTCACCAACAGGATCAAGAATTTAACGTATGGACTTTCTGAGAACTGCGACTCTTCCAAAGTTGCTCAACAGGTTTTCTCATCTATGTACGACCAGATCACCGCTCAAGAAATAGATACTCTCTCTGCCGAAATATGCATCGGAATGATTACATCTGACCCAGATTACGAAATTTTGGCCACCCGTATTGTGGCGAGTAACATTCAAAAGGTTTGTCCAAACAACTTTCATCTCGCTATGAGAAAGCTTCTGAAATCTGGTATTATCACAGAAGAAGTTTCAGAAGTTGCTTTCAAGGTAAAGGATAATATCGACAGTGATAGGGATTTTGACTTTGGATATTTCGGTATTAAGACTCTCGAGAAGAGTTACCTCCAACGTGTTGATGGTAGACTCGTGGAGACGCCTCAGTACATGTTTATGCGCGTGGCTATTGGTATTCATGGTAAAGATATTCCAGGTGTAATTGAAACGTATGATAAGATGTCACGAGGTCTCTTCATTCATGCAACCCCTACTCTATTCAATGCTGGTACACCTCGCCCTCAGATGTCTTCCTGCTTTCTGATCGCAAATAAGGGTGATTCAATCGATGGTATTTATGGTACCCTAACTGAATGCGCGCAAATTTCAAAGTGGGCTGGAGGCATCGGTATGCATATCCATGACATTCGTAGTAATAAGTCTCGTATTAGGGGCACCAATGGTCAATCTGATGGAATTATCCCAATGCTTAGGGTCTTCAACGCCACTGCACGCTATGTCAATCAAGCGGGGCGACGTAAGGGATCTATCGCCGTTTACATAGAACCTTGGCACGCGGATATATTGGAATTCCTTGAACTTCGTCTCAACCAAGGTGATGAAGAAGCTCGTTGTAGGGATCTCTTTTCCGCATTATGGATCCCAGATCTTTTCATGAAGAGAGTTGAGGAGAATGGTAACTGGTCACTCTTTTGCCCAGACAAGGCGAGGGGTCTTTCTGACGTCTACGGGAAGGAGTTTGAAGAGCTCTACACCAAATACGAAGAAGAAGGCCTAGCTAACACCACCCTACCTGCTGCTGATTTATGGAAGGCGATTCTCAAATCTCAAACTGAGACTGGGACTCCCTACATGCTCTACAAAGATGCATGTAACACTAAGAGTAACCAAAAGAACTTAGGTGTGATTAAGAGTTCTAACTTGTGTACCGAGATTATCGAGTATACTGACAAAGATGAGACCTCTGTGTGTAACCTCGCATCTATCGCACTCCCAAAGTACGTAAACAAAGAAACGAAGACTTTCGATTATGATAAGCTTCACGAAGTTACCAAGGTTGTTACAAAAAATTTGAATCGTGTTATCGATAGAAACTTCTATCCAGTTGAGACTGCCAAACGGTCTAATATGAGACATCGCCCAATTGGCCTAGGTGTACAGGGTCTCGCAGATGTCTTCATCCTATGTGGTCTTCCATTTGACTGTGAAGAGTCTAGAACTATGAATGCTCATATATTTGAGACTATTTATCATGCAGCTCTTGAGGCCAGTTCTGAACTCGCGGAGGTGGATGGTTCGTACGAGACATTTGAGGGATCTCCAGCATCCCAAGGTATTCTTCAACCTGATATGTGGGAAGGGGAGACAAAGTTCAGTGGTCGCTACGACTGGAACGCAATGAAGGAACGTGTAAAAACTAAGGGTCTTAGGAACAGTCTCCTTCTCGCCCCTATGCCTACAGCCTCTACGGCGCAGATCCTAGGTAATAACGAGTGCTTTGAACCGTACACAACTAATATCTATTTGCGCCGTACACTCGCCGGTGAATTTGTGGTTGTAAACAATCATCTCGTAAATGATCTAAAAGAACGTGGTCTCTGGTCTAAGGAAATGAAAGATCTCATGGTAAAGGCTGGTGGTTCAATCCAAAACATTGTAGATATCCCAGATGATATCAAGACTCTTTACAAAACCGTATGGGAAATTAGTCAAAAATGTATTATTGACATGGCGGCGGATCGTGGGAGGTTCATAGATCAGAGTCAGTCCATGAATCTCTTCATGGAAAGTCCGACTATGTCCAAACTTTCATCGATGCACATGTATGCGTGGAAATCTGGTCTTAAGACGGGTATGTATTATCTGCGATCTAAGGCTAAGGCTCGACCAATCCAGTTCAGTTTGGAGCCAGATTGTGTGGCTTGCTCGGCTTAAAGTTTACAAGTGTTGTATGGTTAGAACTGATGGATAAAACAATTGAAAACATTCAGATCAACGAATATAATAACAGAAAAATTGTCATTAGTACAAAACAGGGAACTCCATTCCGTGTACAACTCCCTCGTATGTATATGCCATTTGGGGTTTCCGGGTTTACACCGGAGGTAGGTCAGACAAAGTATAATATTGACTTTGCTGTGAAGGGGTATGACGAGGACGATAGTTACATGAAAAAGTTTTATGAATCTCTACGAAAAATTGAGAATCTGATTATTGATTCCGTCGTTGAACAGAGTGATGTAATCTTTGGTAAGCCAATGACAAAGGAGGAGCTTCAACCAATGTTCAATTCTAATGTTAAGATGTCTGCTGAACGCGAACCGAAATTTCGTGTGAAGGTTGACACTGATATGGAAGATACTATTAAAGCTACAGTCT